TTTTAATCTTTCTATCAAGACTTCGTTTCATAATTCCTACTTCCACTACATCGAGGAGTAGTGAGTGTGTATCTGGTGGGTAGGTTTTTTTTTATCATGCTATTTCATAAGTACCAGTTACAGATAAACGATCATTAGTAGTCCAGGTAAACGGAACACTAGAGGTAATTAGGTTATAAGTGGAGTAAGCACCACTGGTTGCTACTGCGTAGGTATATACATTTTCTTTTGTTCCAACTGATTCATTTACAGAATGAGAAAAGAAAGAAGCTGTTCCAGCATCAAGACAAATAGATGCTCCATTGATTGAGTTAATATATTTAGGAACAACTGGAAGGGTGAATATTGGGTTAGCACCCATAGAGGTAGTATTTCCGAAAGTAACATTAAAATAAAAGTGGGCTGTTGTTCCAAATTGAGCATACTCTGCTGTAATTGCTCCGTTTCCAATAGTCAGGTTTGTTAGTGTTGGTGTCCAGCTAAAATAACCTGGATACCCTTGTGGATTAGCTTGATATGAGTAATACGGTAAAGTTATTGCAGCGTTGGCTATTGTGTAATCTGTATTTACGGCAATCGTAACTGTCGTGTTTGTAGAGAATGAGGAAGAAACAACCACTGCATACTTAACCGTAGTTTGAGTAAACTTAAGCCTTGTACCTGCTGTGTAAACTGCTGTTCTATCTACTCCTGCGATTGTAAACGTAGATGCTGAAGCGTATGTCCAGGTGTCAGTTGAAACAGTCCAACCTGATACATCACCTTGTAACACTGGAGAGGTCAGCGTTTTATTGGTCATTGTGACCGTACCAGTGTCTACATACGCTTTAATACTCTGTTGTGTTGCAAGTGCAGTAGCAGAGTTAGAGGTCATGTCGTCTTCGTCTTTGATGGTTGAAATAGTAGCTCCAGAAGCACTAAAGTAGTTACTTCCCGATAAAACTATAGACGATGATGTGACACTAGCTGGAGTTACTACCTTAGTGGTGTCTACCGCCAGAGTATCAACATCTACTACATTTGCTAAAGCATCATAAATCCTATCAGCCCAAGTTACATCAGGAATAAACTCAACGATTGACCCAACTGCATGAGTAAGTGCAGAGTTTGAGCTGTCTACGTTTCTAGTAGTGATGAGTACAGTAGTGCCAGAAGTACCTGAATACTCAATGTATTCTCTGGCTGCGGGAGTAGACTCATTACTAGCGTTTACTCGGTTGATAACCAGCACACCAGGTAAATTAGGTATACCATCTACATCATCAAATGTGATGGGGTCTCCTGTGGTTGCGGTACTTAGTAATTGGGCGGCCAGTGTCTTTTGGATGCCATTTTTGGTTGGAGCGACTAATAATTTTGGAATGTTAATATCCTCCGATCTGACTTAGGTTATGTCCCCATGCGGTGACACCCTTTGGCATGTCTTTGCCAAAAGTTATTTTATAATGACAAGCCATACAAAGAGTACGGCAATTGTTGATATCAAATCTAAGTTCAACATATTCAGCCCAAGGTTGTATATGATCTACTTGTAAAGCACATCCTTTTTCGCCACACATTTGACAAGTGTAGTCATCTCTTTCAAAGACTTTCTTCTGGATTTTTTCTCTAAACTTAATCCTATCTAGTCTGTTAACTTCTGTAACTCCACCCCTCCATTTTGGTGAGTTACTTCCGCTTAAATAAATGCCATTGCATTTATTACATCTGGTTGAAATATATGTTGATAACTTTTTTCCACAATCAACACACTTTGGTTTGCCACCAGTCCAACATGGGTTTTTTTCACCGATCATTGGTTTTGGTAAATAAGAAGTAGGGTCTATTTGTTCTTGGTAACATTTGCTACTACAATATTTCCTCCATGCTCTAACTTGTTTACCACAATTTCTACAACTAGAATAGTTAACCTTTCCCTTATTCCATGCTTGATGTTTGATGCATTTTCTAGAACAAAATCGACCATCTTTACCTCTTAAAGTAGAGCGATAATAACTAAACTCTTTAGAGCATGTTTCACAAATAGCTTTCTCAAGTTTTGCCATAATACTATGGTTTTAGCTTAAATAATGAGAGGTTATCAATAGAGGGGCTATATTCGAGAGCTTGATGCCAGAGAACCCTCTCCCTGACTTGAGGCGGTTGCTCTTAAATTAAGTAGTTCAAAATTAGAGTTGGCGGTAGTTGTAGAGACTTCCACCTGAATAAACCTAACAGACTTGAATAACTGAGTGTATTTGGGAATCTCATCAGAAGTGATAATTACCTCTCCTGCAGAAGTTCCCCACATAGCACTTCCCCAAGCATCTGACCCCCAGCCAACCGAACCACTAACTGCACTTCCCTCAATAGTGAATGATTTAATCGTTGTGGTAGAACCATCTCTTAGCTGAGCTGTGATGTTTACGTTTACCTGTCCTTTAATTCCCCTAAGTAGAACATAGAATAGTTTGATAATTTTAAGTAGTGACCAGGCGTTGAATGTTTCTTTGTTAGTTTTGACAATCTTACCGATAGCTGTTCCGTTATCAGTGTTGAGTGAGGTTTCAAAAGTATACACTTGGTTGGAGTTGTAACTACCTAGAACCCATCTTTCCGTTCCAGATGAGTCAGTGTAGTTAAGCATCTTAGAAATACCAAATGGAGTTTTCCACGGACCTAACCAAGCACCTCTTTCTCTATCGTAAACAATACACTCTTTTCTGGTTGGGAAACTAAGTATGTATTTTTTATCAACATACATGGCACAAGCGGTTGTGTAGTCATTATCATTCAGTAAATCGAGGTAGGGTCGCATCTTGGCGCTAATCTCATTAGTTCTGATTATGTTTAAGAAGTTTGGCTCATACCCTGTAACGTAAAGACCCTTCCTACCAAAGTAGAAGGTGTCATTTTCTACTGTTTGGATAGTATCTTGACCACTTGCACCAATAGAGGTTGAGATAGGCTGATAGGTGGGATCAAGCAGTACAAAGTTACCAACTTGTACAGTGGTTAGTTCTACTGCGTAGTGAGAGGAGTTCTTATAAACTACTATCCTGTCCGTACCTGGCTGTACCGCAATTCCTGTAATATCCTCTCCAGAATCAGGATCAATGTAAATATACCCACCACCATCGAAATAGTTAAACGAGTATTGGAATGGGTATCTACCTGAGATTAGTAATTTATTCTTATCATTAGCATCTACCGCAAGCAGTCTATCTCTAAACTTAGTGATAAACTCACTCTTGACTCCACCAGTGGTGTTAGTAAGGGGAGAGAGAATAGTTTGACTTGGTTCTTCCCCTCTATCTACATACTCACTTACTGATGGGCCAACCGCAGCCAAGAATCTCTCATCTGATGGGATACCTCTGTAAATCTGATACCCAGCTATGTTTCCTGTGGCTAAAGTCCAGAATACCCTCATCTCCGTATCTGATAGGTTCTGAGGTAAGTTACCTAACTGAAAAGCTGTGCTTCCTGTGGTTTCTCCTCCGTTGTCTGAGAGGGTAGTAATTCTCCATGAGAAAGTAGAAGTACCAGATGCTCCAGAGAAGTTAGTAGCTGTTACTCCAGTTGGTGCTGAGAGCGTAGCAAAAATTGAAAGCGTAGCCCCTGTATAAGAGGTCATAGGGCGGTCTTTACTTACGATATAAGTAATTCCACCAAGTTGTTCTGTTCTAATCTGTGAGCCAGAAGGATACGACTGTCCATAAATCCTAGTTGAACCAGTAGAGTTCATCTTAGCCAAGAATCCCTCATCACTTAAACCGAATATCTCATTAACTCCAGAAGTGGTGTTTTTGTATGTTCCTAGTCCTCTAATTGACCCTGTGGCGTTGATAGTAAAGTAACTGTTAGTTCCCCATCTGCCAGTTGGTACACCAGAGCCAGTAAGCATGATGTTATCAGCCTGAGCAAGTTCTTCCTTATCAAGCTCTGTAGGTCTGAGGAGTAAGTTGAGTCCTTTTCTAAAACTATTCCACTCAACTACAATATCCTTACCTTTTTTGAAAGCTGGCACTCGTGTGTTCAGAATTGGCAAGATTATCCTCTCGCACTTCCTATACTCCAAGCTGCTGTGCCTGATCGTCTTGTGGTGTTAAGTCCACCTGGATTAGTGACCATGTTCCGACCAATCATGTTAGCCAAGAGTCGCTGTGCATTAGCTTCTACTTGTGGAAATCTTTCGTCTGATCTTGATTGCAAGACAAGTGATACCACCTTATTCACAACAAACTGGTCATCAGGCACTTCGCACACATCAGTTAGTGTAGCCATGTTTGAGGGCTGTCTTTGGTAGGTAATTGAGAGCGTAGCAAGTGAGGCTATAGCGTTAAAAGTGGCTATGTATCCCTTAGCTTCGTTTCCCTCAATATAACAGTATCTATCACTGACTTCTTTTTGTGTTCTATCTGCTGGTCTAATCTCAGGGTATTCATTACCCCAATAATCAACTGGTACAGCTTCAAGTTCTTTGAAGTTGGCTAGTGATACAGTTCCTAGCGTAGCAAAGATAGTAGCTGGAGTAGATAATTCTTTCCACCTGTAGGAATCAGCCCACTCTCTTACTGCTTGTTTAGCGTAGTCAATTCTGACATCTAAATCATCTCCTGCTGGTAGTTCTGCCGCCAAGTCTAAGTAACTGTTTGAATTGATGAGAATATCTTGTAAAGTTGCCATATAGGGGCAACATATTACAAACAAAGAGAGGTTATCAAGTTATCTAAAAGTTATCTAAGAGTTATCTAAAGGATTGTTTTTCTTTTTGTATCCTAATTTCATCAAGGTCTAACTGAGCAAACCTTGCCATATTTTTAACTGGATCACCAAAGGTGGGTGTGCCTAGTTTGAGTCGCAAATCTCTAACAGCCCATTTTAAGTCCATGTAGTCCTCTGAACCTGTTTTCTCTTTAGCCCACTCAATTAGTGTACTAATTTCCTTTTCATACTTACTACTATCTATCTCAAGAGTTTGTGCAACAGCAATCGTGTCAATCCTAGTACCATCTCCATCCTCAACAATGTTGTTCTCTTTCTCCTCTAGTACCTCAACATCTGTTTTTGACACTTCTACTGGTACTGAATCATCTTTTATTTTCATATAACCTCATATATAGACTTCTCTCCACAAAATACAGGTGTGGGATTGAATCCCCATTTCTTAATAAATACATCTCTAGTCTGCTCGCTCTGTTTACTTATGTCCTCAGCGTGGATAGTCTGACCCTCAAGGTGCATAACTGATACTGTGTAGTTTTTGTATATTTTGAGTCCTGCTTTATAAATACGAGTCCAGTAATCCCAATCCTCATGGTTGGCTGGAAAGTAATCCTCTTCTGCAAAGTATCCTACTTTTTTAATTGTTTCAGGGGTAAGCATAAAGCAAGCCCCACTCGGCCATTTGTATGAGTGTTCTATTCCAACTCCTGCTGGTAAGTGTTGTACTCTAGGATTGCACATCCCTGCATCTGGTTGCTTCATACCTTCTCTCATAGCTTCCAGCCAGCCCTGAGAAGTTAGAATATCATCTCCAATAATGACGATGTATTTACCTCTAGCTAGTTTAAGACCTGTGTTCCAGCCATGTGAGATACCCCAATTCTTGTCTAACCTGACATATGTATCGCACTCTTCAGTCCAATCGTGTCTAGCAGTTGAACCATTGTCTACAATAATAAACTCAAAGTCTTTGCTGTTGTTTCTGACTGTGGCGGCACAATCCCTTGCCATACTAACCAGTCTTTTATACCGATGATAAATTAACATAATAACTGTAAACTCAGGGGTTTTCAGATTAGGGTTTGCCATATTTGTTTCCAATCTATACTAGGTGCTAAACAACTTTCCACCATATGAGTTGCAAATGAGGGTATTGGAGTCCATAGACTTACCCCCTCTGCTTTAAGATCATACCAGACTTGACCATCTAGGTATCCGTATCTATCAAATATCTCTCGGTGCTTTTTAATGAGACTGCTGTGACAACCCCATGTCATTGTGTTTCTTTCACAAGTTCTAAAATGACAGTTATCCACAAGCCTAATGTCGCAAGTTTCGCTGTGCAACTCTCTTAAATGATAGAAGTTGGGGTGGTCATACGGACTAACTATCCCCAACTGCTTCATGGCCTGTAAATACGTCTTTCCTATCACTCCCCGATAAATGTAGTCGCACTCCTGAAAAATGACATAATCATCTATTTCACTGGCTATCTCGTAGGCTCTAAGCATAGTGCCATTGATACCTAAATTGGCTTGTTCTATCTCATGCTCAAAAGGTACTGTAGAGAGCAACTTATGGTACTCAACTCCACACTGGTCAAGTAGAAAGATAACTTTCGGCTTCACATCACTAAAAGCGTTGATAAATGATTTTAAGCAAAGCTCATTTAATTTGTATTTACTCTCTTGGTAAATTGGGCTTGGATTGCTAGATGCTATGCCACAAAGCCTGTAGATTACTTGCAGAGTTCTCCTACCACTTCATCAATGAAGTCTAACATCTCATCTGTGATACTCGGGTGTACTGAGAGAAACATACCATCTTTCATCACTCTATCAGCATTGACCATTTCTCCATGAGATTTGTACTGTACATCTTTGTATGCAGGGTGTCTTAGTACATTACCTGAAAAGATAGTTCTACACTCAATGTTGTTAGCCTCAAGTGTGTCCATGACTACCTTCCTAGAGATACCCTTGCAAAGAAGTGGGAATGAAAACCAGCACACCTCAGCATTTTCAGGAGAGTCGATTAGTTGAAACTGTGGATACTTCTCAAAGATAGCCCTCATTTTCTTAGCGTTTCTAAGTCTAGCCTCTCTGAATCCCTCTAGTTTTTTTAACTGTACCCTACCCATAGCACACTGCAGCTCTAGGGGTTTCATGTTGTAGCCAATCTCTTCATAGACGTACCTTGAGCGGTAGTCATCAGGAAACCCTGGATACTTGTAAATCTCATCAGTTCCCGATGCTCTACCCCACTCTCTAAGTTTCAGACACCTATCAGCTAGTTCAAGATCATTGGTTAAACAAGCTCCACCTTCTCCAGTTGTGATGATGTGTGCAGCGTGAAACGACACACAAGAGATGTCCGCATACACGTCTACAAAATGACCATCTACCAAAGTTCCATACCCATCACAGTTATCACAAATAATTTTTACATCGTCACCCACAATCTTTCTAAGTGCCATGTAGTCAACAGGGTTGCTTGCTATATTTACAGCAATAACTGCGTGAATAGATGACCTCTCTACAGCTTTCTTTACTTCTTCTAAATCTAGGTTAAGAGTTTTAAGGTCTACATCTACCACGTAAGGAACTAATCCACACTGTAAGATAGCGTTAAAAGCAGTAGGAAAGTTTACCGCAGGAATGATAACTTTAGAACCTTTTGGTAAGTGTAAAGCAGTAAGAGCCACTAAGAGAGCAGAAGAGCCCGAATTGACCACTACAGCTCGTCTAACACCTGTCTTTTGTGCCAACTCTCTTTCAAAAGCTACGCTGTTCTCTCCCACAGTCCAACGGGAAGAACCTTGCGAGAAAAGTACTGCCATAATGGCATCGTGCTCTTCATAAGTAAGCAAAGCCCCTCCGTAAGAAACCCTATCTACCCTTGGCGTGAATGGTTTTAATTTTCCATGCTTCATTTTATCGCCCCACATTACATTTATTTTTCGGTGTGAATGACAGGTTTTACAGAGAGTCCTTCCGTTATTGATGTCCCACAAAATATCGATTCTTCTACATTCATTTAAGGTTTTTGGAGAATGATCAACTAAAATATGTGAGAGAGGTTTAATATGGTCTGCCTCGACATAACCACCGCTCCCACACCACACACATTTATAGCCATCTCTTGCAAACACTTGTTTTCTCCAACTTTTATATTCGTTGCTTGTTCTAACCAGATTGGCTATAGATGTGATTCCACCTTTCCAATTCCAATGATCTTCTGGTTTGTATTCCTTACTACCAAACTCGTTTTCTTTACTGCGATGCTCTCCTTTTTTGAATGATCCCTTATTAGATGACTGAGTTCCTCTAAGCCCTTTGTTCCATGCCCCATTTTCTTCAATATGATTGTAAAAACATTCTCTACTGCAAAACTTTTGATCTTTCCATTGTTTTAATCCTATTTCTGGGTTTTTTGTATATTCAGTACCACAGGTGAGACAAACTTTTGTGCGGTCTATTTTCGGTCTAAACATAGATCTCCTTTTCAATTTTTATTACTTCGGGTAGTTTGTTTTTTTTTACCCATTTCCAAGTCTTAATCAGCCCCTCTTTAAGAGGAGTATCCTTATACATTACCAACTGGTCTTGAGTTGTGTGGTCTGCCAGAAACATACTGATCTCTTGTGGTCTAGCTGGCTGGTAGTCTATTGGTACGCTCAGTCCAGTGATCTCTTGAAGCATATCTGATAACTCTTTAATACTGATAGCGTGTTTTGAACCTACATTCATGGTTACATTTGATAGTTTGAGTGATTCTACTAACACATCTACTACATCCTCTACATAAGAAAATGCCCTACGCATCTTACCCTCTCCAAAAAGAATGTATGGTTCATTCTCTATAAGTTTCCTCATAAAAAGTGCTACTACGTTTTTATATGGATCACCCATCATCTGTCCTGGTCCGTAAATGTTGTGAGGTCTAAAAATCACATACTCAAACCCATAAACCTTTGCCATGATTTTAAGTATCTGCTCACTGGCTAGCTTATTAACTCCGTACACGTCTTTCGGGATGGTTTCGCCATCTTCCTTGTAGGGAGTGCTGGCTTCTCCGTAGACTGCTACGCTTGAAGTGTAAATGAACTTCTTAACACCTGCGTTGATTGAGGCCTTGAGTACGTTGACAAAAATACCTACGTTTCTCTGAGTCATATCAACTGGAGATACTTGACCTCTCGCTTCGGCTGCAAAAGCCGCCAAATGATACACAACATCTGGTCTAAACTCGCCAATTAGTTTATCTACCAGTTTCTCATCTCTTAGATCGTGTCCTGTCTCCAGTGAAAGTCCTAAGACTTCGTGATCCCCCAATGCTTTAATTAGATTACTACCTAGTAACCCTGTATGACCTGTTATTAGAATCTTAGACATAAGATAGCATCTCCTCTGCTCGGTGTTTGTATGTATGGTTACTGAGTGCGTGTTCTCTTGAAGCTCTGGCTATTTCCTCTCGTTCATCATCGTGGTTTAGGTAATACTCAGCCTGAATCAACATATCTCTCTCGTTTTTATAGGGAATAAAATGAACGTGGGGGGTAGCAAACTCATCTAAGTTTCCAGTGTCATTGTGTAGGAGTGTACCTATCGCTAACCCCTCAAAGAATCTCATTGGGATATTCTGTTCTCCAAGACTTCGATTAAAAATTAGCTTACCTTTACTTAAAGCCTTAGCATATTCATGCCCTGGATCACGTGTTTCCTCTAGTACGGTAAATCTTTGCCTAAGTGAGTTGACCAACCTCATGCGTTCTGAGTAGATATTAGTCATTGAACCAATCATCACAATATCAAACTCTTTTTCTTCATCATGGGGGTTGTGAAACTCAGGGTCAAAAGCGTGAGGCAAGTACACTGTTCCAGGTGGATATTTAGCTAAGTCCTCTGGTGCTCCTGCAATAAAGATTTTGTCATAAGTGTCTTGTGCTGTTGGGAGTGGATCATGTAAAAAGCTATCAGTATCCCAAAAGAAGTATTTAGCACCCTCTTGTTTGCCTACGTGGGGCATACCATCAATCTCTACTACTAGATCAGCGTTATCAGTTACTATTTCATGTCCTAACTCACTAAATGCCTTAGTTAAGTACCATGATGAACTTGCCCCTATTCCTATTTCTAGTGAACAGTTAGTTTTAATTCGCATCAGCCCACCCCTTAACTATTTTTTCAGTGTTTTCTCTCATCCACTTAACACAATCTTCATCACTTACTTTTTTAGGGATTGTGTATTGCAAATCAATCTTTTCATCTTTCTTGGGATCACGAACCACTGGCAAATTACCTTTTTCAATCTGTTCTCTCATCCATAGGAATCGAGGATCGTTTAATCTTCTAGTCCTATTAACACTTGTACCACCCTCGTCTTTTCCTAAAGTTGACCAGTGATCCACACACACACATTGGTTGGTGTCATCAATCCACAAGTTGTATCCAAGTTGTTGACCTCTCCAGATAATCTCAGTATCATCCCAGCCTAGAGCCTCATCAAAGAACTCATAATACCCCCCTAAGTTTCTAAGAGTCTGAGTGGGTACTGCTCCAAAGTTCTGTTCAAAATCTGTAATGCTAGTGGCTTCTCTAATTCCTAAGTTTTGTACCCTGATGTTTTTACGCATGAACTCCCCAATCACATCTACGTTTCCATTAAACCAATCCTCTTTGTTTGAAGTGTCTGGTTTTACTTTCGGTGCAAAGTAGTTATCAACTGGTGCAATAAAATCCCCAGGATGTTTCTGGCTTACATTGAGAAGTTCCTCAAGTGCTGTGGGAGTAATGAGTACAAAGTCCTGTAAAAAGACGAACAACTCCCCTGTCGCAATCTCTATAGCGAGGTTATTGGCGTTAGCAAGGGAGTATGTTCGTTTCGTTTTGGGCTGGTGGATGTATTTAATATCTAAGCCATACATCTTGGCATACTTATCAGCTATCTCTTGTCGTGACTTATCTTGAGCATCTACAATAATCCACTCAAAGTTTTTATGGGTCTGCGATGCTAGGTTGGAAGCCATGATATTCCAGAATCCATCTCTGATAGTTGGAGTGTAGACACTGACTCTACCGACTCTTGGTAACTTAAATGCGGTAGTCCATTTTCTAGCTTGTAAACTCCAATCATAGTCTTTGGCAAACTTCTTACAGTTAGTGCTTAACTGTCTCCAGCGTTTCTCATCACCCATTAAATCCATTAACTTAGTTTTGAACTCTTCCTGTACCTCTTGTGTGTAGATGCTACCCGATACTAACACCCCTTTTTGGGCTGTTTCTTTAAGTGCACCATATCTCATAGTAACTGGTACAAGTCCGTCATTTTGGGCTTCTAGTGCGGTTATACAAAAGATTTCCTCAAAGTATGTAGGATACGACCAGATTCCACACTTACTTCTAATCTCCTCTAATTTATCTTTACCTACTCTGCCATAATGATGTACACCATCTTGTTTCATAAGCTCCACAACATCAGACTTCCACTCCATCCGCTCCTTGTTGTTAAGTGCCGCCTTGTCAAACAAATCCCAGCCATAGGCTATATGCAACTCTGCATCAGAGTATTTCTTTTTGATGTCCGCCCACATGAGCAGGAGAATATCTGCAAATCTATCGTAGCTAGACCCTGCAAACAACTTATGATGTTTGGGAGTTTGCTTGTTTCCATCCTGGGGAGTATCTGAGATGTTTTGTATCTCCATTTTGGTAGTGGAGTTTGGAATGTTCTGACCCCGACTTGAGGAGTAAGAGGTTGCCAGTTTTGTTGTTTTGTTTATCATGGTCTTTGTGATGTACTACTTCTTTTGGTTCTAAATACCTTCCTATTTTTTTCTCCATTATCAATCTGTGCTGTCGAACATATCCATGACGATCACAGTAAGGGTGATCTTTTTTTTGTACGAGGATATAGCCGTTTTTATCTACTCTTTTACCACCCTTCCATCTACCATTTTTACTCCCTGAGAAATCTGCATGGTTGGCTGACATATTTTGTCGTGCCATGTTTGACATTCTTTTACCCAACCAGAATCCAGGTAATGTTTTATTCCATTCGGACTTACAAGCTCGATTACAGAATTGCTTTTTGTGAAGCTTAATTTGACTAGGATATTTTTTAACATCCTTACCACATTGAAAACATTTAACAGTTTGCATATACCTCTGTTTAACAAGGTATGACCGAGGTTATCAATAGTGTCGTAGCTTGATCCGTAGAATAGTTTATGGTGTTTCATGTTTCCTTCTGTACCACTCTGCTTGATATTTTGCTATTTTCTCTTTGTTTTTGATTCTGTACTCATTAAAGTATTCCATCTGGCAAACCTTACACTTAGAGTCGAGTCCATCTTTGTGAGTCTTGTCTTTGAAAAACTCACTCTCAGGCTTTTCTGATTTACATTTATAACAGCGTTTCATGTTCTTAAACCATTTCCTACCACAAACGCCTTGTTGTTTGGTACGTTGGGTAGCATCTTTCTATGGTGTTCACTCTTAAAGAAAATCCCATCAACTGCATCTATAGTTGCTTGGTTGTAGTCAATCTGGGTAACTACATCGTGTAGATCTATGTAAAACTTCTTAGCCTTTACATACTTAGCAAGTGCGTTGTTTCTCCACTGAATAAAGATATTGAACTTATCCGCCTTATTAAAGTAGTACCAGGGTAAGTACATCACTCCAGCGTGTTCTCCCATGTGTAGAGGGTCGCCATAGACTGTCACCTTGTAACCTAACTTAGTCCACTCCCTAGCAAGCTCTATAACTGCTGTTTCACTCCCCCCAATTCCTGAGTCTAAGCTCTTACCATCCCACTTCTCAAAGTGCTTTTGTCCGAAGTTGGCAAAGTAACAAATCTCGTTATCTTTCCAGATTCTAGGTGGAGTTACCTTTCTTCTTTTACCTATAGCCCAAGGTTGCTCACTAATCACAATCGGCAGAGAGTTGAGTATGTTAAGGATTGAATCCTTATCATCAATATCCTCTAAATAGTCTAGTAGTTTCTTGGAGTTCTCAGAGGCGTTCTTAAGATCAAGCATATCCATTAAATACAGTAGGTTTTCTTTGTTTTCAGGGATTGGTTGCTCTTTATAGAGTAACTTAGCCGCATCAACTGCTTTTTCGATGTTCTTATCAACCTTGAATGCCATTTTAAGTAGTAACTGTGCAAAGAGTACCTTCATTTCTTTTAAGTTGTTTACTCCTGCGGTTCTACTATCTATCTCTAGTCTACTGGCTACCTCTAACCAGTGTCGTGCTTGCCTGTACTTCTCTTTATTAAAATACGCTAAAGCTAACCGAATATAATGAAGTATCTGGTGTGGGTATTCTTCAATCGCCTTGTGTAAGAATACAATGGCGTTATCAAAGTCACCCATCTTGGTGTAGCAGATGGCCATTAGATCACAAGCGTTGGCTCTCTCTTCATCCCAACCACTCTTAACTAAGTATTCCTCTCCCATTTCAATACACCTATTCCAGTAATCAGGGTTATTCTCCTCAGCGTAAATCTTCATTAAATACAGTAGGGTTCTTGGGTCAGCTTCTCCCCTTTGCTTCTCTTCATCTAGCTGTAACTCTAAGATAGACTTGTTTCTTTCGAGTTTAACTCTTGCCTCATCAATAGTGGCTAGGTGCATGACTGCAACTGGTCGATCTTCCTTATGGTACTCAACCTTAGTATAGTTATTCTTTTGTCCATCAATGGGAACTGGTGTTTCGTGTAGTCTACCTTTCCAGGTAATAGTGCCTGGTCTAATCAGTCGTTCTCTATAGTGTTCAATGTCTACTTCTTTGAAAGTTTCAAGAGAGGGCTCTCCATCAAAAGCACACCCATACCAGTATGCAAAGTACACCACGTCTTTTCCGTTACGCTTTGCCATTTCAGCAAGCTCTCGTAAATAATCACCACCAACTAAACAGTCATCAGAGTCTTGCCACCAAATAAAGTCGTAGTTAGCTGGCACTTTACTGAAAATGAAGTTTCTCTGCTCACTAAAGTCATTATTCCATGGTAAATAGTAAAACTCTCCGCCTTGCGAGGTCGTGAAAGCCTCAATTTCGGCTGTTTTCTCTCCATTGGCTACTACATACCATGAATCTACATACGGAATTACTGAATTGGCTGAAACCTTAAAACTTTCTAGTTCTGAATCATCTTTAATAATAAATGTGGCTGCAATCTTCATAATTACTTAAAATAGTTAGTACGCTTGAACTCGGGAATCTGTTTGAGTAGTGGTCTCCAAAATCTTTTATCCTGAGTCTTAACCCCTGGTAAAAGTATCTGGAACATCCTATCTAATCTAGCTGGGTAAGAGATTGGAGTGTAACCACCTGCCTTAACCGCATCTTTGACTGGTCGCTCATACTTCAACTCAAAAGCTGTGTCTTTAATAAACTCACTATGTTCATCTGGATAGAGTGCTGCCCAAACCTTATATATCTGAAATGCGTAGGAAAGAATTACTGTGTTATTTTCTTCTAGTTTTGTGTTTTCAGGGATACCTAGTTTCTCTTTGAGTTTGATTAGGTATTCAGTGGCTATTCTAGCCTCATCTGGAACTACCTCGTATTGTTCTCCGCCAATATCTAGTACCTGATTCATGGGTTTACTTATAGGAAAAGATAAAATGGGTTGTCAATACCAAAAAGCCCCCCGAAGGGGGCTGATTGGGCACAACTACTATTAAAGTTTGTTGTCGTAACCTGTTCTCTTGACACTGGCTCTTTGAGCAAATGAAACAAGAGTGAACTCGGTTTTGTACATACCATTGGTGCGGTGACCATCTCTGGCAAGTTCTTGCCATTGTGGTTCTCCACCCACTAAGAAGGAATGTTTGTATGTTTCCTCTCTTAGGGCATATACAGCCAAAGCATTACCGAGAGTGTAGGACACGTTGACTTTTCGCACATCTTTGTGAGGGATGATTTTAACTGTTTGACCGACACTAGAGTCATAAACTCTAATTTCGTTTACCAGTTTCTTATCACTCGCATCAATGTTACGAGTTAAGTTGCTCGTAAATCCTGCAATACGTCTCTTGATAATCATTGGACAGACGAGTAGGTCAGCGATGTATTCCATCGAAACCTGATCGTATGATTCTTGCATCATGTCGTTCAGTTCAGTTTCCGTAAAGGAAGTTCCTGAGTTTCTGAAAGTCACGTTGGTTGAAATCATAGAATCAAACCCATCCATACCTGATGCAACACCCGAAAGACGTGCGACTACATCACCATTAACAGTGACATATTCCATCTTCGCTTTTAAGCGTTTCAGGGCACGATCTTTCTGGAATGCCATAGGATTTTCACCAGTGATGGTGGAGATACCCATAGCAGTATCAGAGATACGGACAGTCTCATCTAAGATGACTGTATAGTTACTACTTTTTGTTGGTGAGGTCAAGTCATCATAACTTGCCGCTGCACCTTCGATAACTCCAGTAACCGAGGTAGGTCGCTCTGTGTTGTAAACACCCCATGAATGCAGGGTATTTGTGGCAGCAGGAGCAGTACCCAGATTGGTCACAAAATAGTTATCGGTATTTGGGCTTACGTCTTTGAGGATCGAGAGTAGTGACTCACGAGCATCAGTGGCGTTAGCATATTGTTTACCGAATGCCATATGTCCTTTTCTATACTACTTTTAATACCCACTACGTTCTAATCTTTCGAGTAGTGCGTTCGGATCATTTCTACTTCTTCTTTTTAACTCCTCTAAATCAGTAGAAGGCGGACGCTTTTGCGTAGTCACCTGTGTGCCGACTTGTTTGCGTTGCTCGATTACTCGTTGGTTCGCTGGTGGAGAAGTTCGGAAGTATTTGCTCATATTCTCGGCTGCTTTCATAGCATCTCGTCTGCCTGTGTTGACAATTTGACTGGTCAACTCATTACGAACGAGGTTGTAAGCCTCCTGATCAAAGCTATCGCTTAGAGGGTCAAGTTCTGGATATGATTCGTAAAGTCTTTTGGTTTCAGCATCTTGCTCAAACCTAGAGATTCTACTTTCAGCCTCCATCGCTCTTCTCTCAGCTTCTTCCGCCTTTTTCCTAGCCAGTTCTGCTGCATCGAGTTTTCTTTGCAACACATCGGCGTTGACATATCCGTTCTCATCAACCAGTTGAGGTTCTGGTTGGTAAACCTGCTGGGGCGTACTTTGGTACTGTTGTTGGGGTACAAAAGTCTGCGGTACTGGTGCAGGGTTCAGATAGTCAAGTACAGAAGGAATGGGTTGAGAACTCCCCTTCATTTGTTTAATCTCTTCAGCTAATTGCTTGTTATGAGCTTTTAGCTTTTCGAACTGTTCCCGAGTCCGTTCTTTGACATCCTCTGGTAGTTCGTCCTCTTGAGTATCCTCTTGAGGTTCTTCTGTTGGTTCTTCTGAGGCGGGCATATCCTCTGGTTGTTCCTCACCATTTGGAAGTTTTTCAACTTCCTCCATTTGCCCCTCTTCTTGGTCTATAGGCATAAGACCTCCCCTATGCTCAGTTTATTCCTGCTGTGGTTATAGTCGGTAGCAACGACTCGAGCACTATTGACTTATATAATGTGTTGTTGGAGGTTATCAAGGGTAGTTAAGAGTAGCTTAGGGAAGCCCTGTTATCCCATATGTTGTCGTATTCAGTATCACCATCTGCCCAAACAGTTTTTGTTGGGTTACTGGTAGAGTCAATCTTTTTAATTTTCCACCTCGCATCTGCTTTGCCAGCAGTTGTATCACTTCCTGGAATTGCCCAACCAAAATAGAAAACAGTAGCACTTGCCTCATCAATTAGTTTTGTTTCATCTACAGTCTTAGTGAACTTGTATCCCTGACCTGATGATAGTCCACCAGCACGACCATGCTCTGCCAGCTCAATCACACTTCCATCTTTGAGATGATCTTTACCGAATAGTTTTCTGTAGGTATCTAGTAATGACATTAGAGTCCTGCTGACGAGAACGTCAACCCTTTCGTATTTATTTTATTAGTAGATGTACTGGTAAATGTTGGTGCTTTGATATTTATTTTAAGTAGACTATCTCCAAGACGTTCTAAAGCATTAGAATAGGCTTTAATTGAGTCTGTCTTAGCCTTTGATGACTTTGCTCTGATCTTGCCAGTTTTGACACTTCCATCTTCATTTAAGTCGATACTCTTTAAGTCTTTACCTAGTGCGTAGGGAATCAACCCATCATCAACTAAGTTATCAATCACTCCATCGGAAATGAGTATCTTGCCATTAACAGGTTTTCTACCATTGACTAGATACTTCATAAACTCGTCATAATCTTTTGTCTGGTCGTACACGTCATAGACTTTGAGTGTCTTAAGATCAACATCTTCTTTGGCTACTTGGTAGTAATCATAATCTTCTTTACTTACACCAATGTTTGAGAGTAGTTTAGTGATTGCTCCATCTTTCTGTTCTTGACTTAGACTCTCACGACTATTTATGTCACTAGCTTTGCTCCAAATATCTTTTTCATAGATTGCTTTCTCATACCTATTGGCAGACTTTGGTTTAGTTATCTTAGCCTCGTAGAATGTGGCAATTTCATCATTTGTTAGTAGGTCTGGAGTATTCTCAAACTTCGATTCAATGACTGTTATATCGTTACTAGACTCTCCTAGTTGTAGTTCTACATCTTTGCCACGTTTTCTAAGTATTCCGTTGTAAAAATTAGTAGCCGCCTCTTTTCCCTGAGTTGTAAGTATTGTTTTGAATGACTCTGATTGTTTATCTCCTAGAGTAGATGTTTCGTTGCCAAAATACTCTCTTGCTTCTGGAACTGAATACTGACCAAATGCACCAGCCTGAACAGTATTTATAAGGTTGTTATCTACTGGAAACCTAATTCTGCCAGTTTTACTTTCAGAATAACCCTTGTTTATCGTGCTAAGGCCTTCAATAGTCTTTTTTATCTGAGCACCACCATAAGGAGGTAGTATTTTGTATAGTGGATCAGTTAAACCCTTAGATGCCAACAAACCACTTCCGAATCTAGTTGGATCACCCTCTCCAAATAACTTCTCTCTAGTTGGTAACTTAGTATCACCAATGGTTGCTCCATACTCGGGATACATCGCTGCAACTGTCTGGCCACCAGGCAAGTTAGATAGAACCTCTCCAAATAACCTACCACCAGCTCGTAATACTCCAAGTGTCTTATCATCTTCCTCACTGTATGCCTCTATTGACTCTAGTCCTGCTTGAATTGGATCAAGAGATACATCGTTTCCTCTTATTCTCTCGGCCATTCTGTTCATTAAGTACGAAGCTACAAAAAACGTAACAAACTTATTGGCAGATTTTTCTCCAGCCCAGTCCCTCATAACATGCCATACGTTTGATACCTCTAGTTGAAATGGTGCTAATAGTTGAAATGTTTTTGACTTCTGCAAAAGTGGCACTTCTCCAATCCCTCTGCCAGCTACCATCTTTCTAGTTATGTCATCAGCGTATTTAATCGGATTTTCTATGTTTTGACTAATTGCTTTCTCATATACAGAGTTCCAAATCAACTTAGTGCCTATCTCATCTCCTACACCAGTTATCCAGGATGCTGCTTTCTTAACACTACTTAATACACCAACATCAAACCGATCTGATATATCCTTAGAGAACCTTGTCTTTATAAACTCAGACTTGGTAATAGGGGTATTGGTGTTGTCCAGTATTGAACCCAAAGTTCTAACTGCTCCTTTACCAGAGTTTACCACTCCTGCCTCTGCTATTCCCTGCGGTATGTTGAAAAACTGTGCTATAGATGAAGATAAGTTACCAACAATCACATTTGCTTTTGTTCTTGAGTTTACCCAATTAAGTATCTTAAAGACTTTTCTACCCATGTATTTCTGAGCCACCCTATCAGCAGGATTAGTTTTACCAGCTAAATCGTTAGCGTAGTCATCTAAAAACTCTATAAAGTTGTTTAGTTTGCCATAATTCTTATCTTCCTTAACACTTGTGGCATCTACTAATTCTTGTCTTAAAGTCCTAAACTTTTCAATGAATGGATCAATCCTCTTGGCGTAGGTCTGTGATCCTACATAATCCAAATACCCACCTACTGCATCGTACTCGGTTTTCATACCAAGTCTTTTTTGAGCAAAAGATAACCACTTAGACTTAGGAAGTGTGTACTCACTTACTCCAGCAAGTCCAGGCTCTATTCCAGCAGGATTCTCAAAGAGATTCTTTAGACCAGCTAAACTACTAGATAAATCTTGAAAATGTCGATAATAGTCTTTTCTTTTTGGTATCTGCTTCTCAGGGTTGTTGGGGTATATTCTTGCTCTGACCGCATTAACTTCATCAAGTAACCTATCATATTGTGATCTAAACCATGTGTTTGCCTCTACAATTTGCTCTGCTTTCTTTTTACCGAATCTTTCAATAAGCTGTGGTTTGGTAACTAAACCCTCTCCGTACTTTTGAATGTACTCACTTTCGGCACTTCCCTTAGTAAACCCATACTTCTTGACTATGTTTTTTTCCAGTCCAGTAGCTTCTCTCTCAAGATCATCTACCATGCTGGCTTTAGCGGTATCAAATGGTGCTAGTATCTGTTTTCTTACCTGAGAATCTTTACCAAATACTCTGTCTACATTTCTGTATATATCAGTCATTCCCTTACCAGCGTTGGATATATCTTGTGTCTTTGCTATGCTTTCTGGCTTGGCAAACTCTGGCTTCGTACTGGTTCTAATTTGAGAAGAAGCTATTGTGGCTTGTCTATTGGGAGTCATCCTCTTAGCAGACTCCTGTTTGAATAGTTGTTTCTCCCACTCTTTATAATCAGATATTGCAGACTTCTGGATTACTTTCTGATTATCTGCAACAGCTTTGGCTTTGATGTTTGGATCGGTTTCTGAGTTGTAAACCAAATCCCTTAATTTACTGGCTTGTTTTTCTAGTTCCCTAGCATTCTTAATCTCAACTGGTAGTTTAACTTTAGTATCTGCCTTAGTAGGTAAACTCAATGCGGTTTCTAATAGCTGTTCTTCATTTCCTTGTCCTTTGATAGCTGTTGCTTCTTCCACATACTCAAGCACCTTATCAGTCAACCCATCTGGAGTTAGTTTTCTCAGTGTTTCAATATCTCCCTCTAGTGCCTTATTGCTTCTAGCAATAGCCTTTAATCTGTTTATGTCCTCAATCTGTTTGCTGGTAAACATCTCTCTTTTTACTTGGTTCAACTGTGCAAGTTCTCGGTTAGCAATAAGTTCTTGAAAACCAGTATTCCTTAATTCTTCCGCTTGTTTTAATAACTGTGTCTTTGGCTTCAAAGTTGGTGGTATACTCTCATTAGATGAAACTTTTGTTGTTTTTATCTTTAAGTTTTGGTTCGTGCCTAATTTGGTATCTACTCCAGTCAAGCGACTATCCTGCTGGATCGGTAGTGTTTGTGCCTGTTTTACTTGTGTTGTTGGTATATTCCCTGTACGAGTTGTATCAAGAGATGGGGAGCTGGTTGTTTGAGCGACTTGCTTTGTTAGTTCTGGTGGTTGCGACTGTGCTTTTCCTTTTATAGCTTCACTCTTTGGGAGTTGGGATTGGTTGTAGATGTCGGTGAGTTGGGATTTAGGAAGTTCTAACGGAGTCTGTAGCTTATAATCAGCAAAGTGTGTGTTTATTGCCCTCTCAACTGCTGGTTCGATAATCTGTTCGTATACATCTTTTTTCCAATATCCTTCTCTATCAAACAGATTTGTGTTACCCTTTTTAACAGCGTTGTACTGCTCAATCATTCTTGCAGTAATTTCTGATTGACTTTTCCAGTATTTATCTCCTCTAGGCATCCACTCAATGGGATTAAAATTGTTTCTTAGTGACCATATGGTTTGGCTATCAAATAATCTTTTATCTACTTTGCCATCAAGAGCGTGTCCTAATTCGTGAGCCATTGTAGTATGTACTCTGTCAAAAACTTCTTTGCCATCAACTACTTTTTTGAAAGTCTCTGATCCACTGACTGAAATACTGACGTTGTTAGCCCCTTTTCTGTATAAACCACCAGCCATAGCGGTTAAAAACGGATTCTTACCATTTAAGTGTACATATACCCATCTGTCATCTTTTGCTAATCTTGCTATATCTATCCCCATAGTATTTGCAAAATCTACAACACCCTTTTTTATTGTTTCTTTTTGGCTATCTGTTATTGGCTTTCCATCCTGGCGTTTCATGCCACCACCAATTTTGTCTATATCTTCAATAACTATCCTTTGATCGTCTGAGCTAAACGATGTTCTTAATCCTTTTTCGTATCTTGCACGATTATTTTCAGCAATCCTAAACGATCTATCAAAATCGAGAACTGAATCTGGATATTTGTATCCCTTACTAATGTCGCTTTTGATTAACTCAATATAATCTTTTTTAGCTGATTCAAATGCTTTTGCCTCTGCCTCTGGAGTCCATTGAGCATTCGTAACATTAGCCCTTCTTTCAAATTGAGTTTTAATGTCTGTTAGATTCTTAGGTTGCCACGCATACTTTTTGTATTCCTGGTATGTTCTATGGTCATCTATAAGTCCAGGATATGTCTGAATGTTCTTTTCCGTTCTTTGTGGTAGTTTCTCTCCATATTTCTTGATTAGGTCATCAATCTTTTTAGTAGCAGTTACCCAACTATTAGCATTGTTCTGTAGTCTCTGTTTTTGTTTATCTACCAATGCTTTTATTCCAGCATCTGGAGTTAATTGTTGATGAGGTATTCTATCTGGAGCAATCCGCTTCGCACCTATGGCTTTAGCTTCTTGGTAAACTGGGATATCCTTTGGAAGAACGTAGTCTTCTACCTTTAGTGCTTCTGTGGGATCAGTAGGAGGTTTGGGTGCTCCACCCACACTACCCAAAGAGCCACCAACAAAGTTAAGTTTGTAATCAACCCCACGATTGTTTAAGTACATTATCCAACCAGGTTGAGTAGCTTTGTCTACAGTTACAGCTCGTCTACTTCCATCTGGTTCAAGCCAACTTAGACGAATAGCACCTTGATCTTTGTAGGCATCTGAGAGTCTTGTTTCAGCTACTTTAATTAAGTCATCAGCGTTTTTTACATTGAGAGATTTAAGTTTTCTTTTAGTAAGATTCCACGCATCTTTGTTTCCAGTAAGTGCTGCACCAACAAGTAATGAAGTAATCCGTGATTGAGTATCAGTGTCATACCCATCAATCATGCCTTGTAACTCATCCTCTACTACATTGGCTACACCACCAATGGCTCTTTGACCTATTTGATTCTGTAATATAGTTGGTGCTCCTACTAGTAACTTAGAGGTAATAGGATTAGTGATAGCTCCAAGTGGTGCAAATGAGTATCCAGACATCGCACCTTGTTTAGCTCCCTGCTTTATATCTCCACCTGTTACAGCACTAATTCCAGCTCCAAGTCCCGAACCTACGCCTACACCAGTAACAACTCTACCCAAGACGTTTTTGACCATGTTAGCACCGCCTAATGGGGCTGTGAGGGCTAGTCCATAGGTTGCTCTACCTATTTGCTGTGCGTCTTTCTCTTGTTGAGTTTGAGGTGCTGATGATTGGTAGTTGAATTGACCTACTTTATCTATACCCAGACTATTAACTGCCTGAAATGGAGTAAGCTGTGTTGCTCCTCTTAATCCATACGCTATATTAGAGGCTGTCTGTTGACCTAAGAACGGAGTAAGTGCTGTTTTTGTGTTTGGAACTATATTAGAGAATCCTCTGGTAATAGAGTATTGTCCAGGATCATTAAATGACTGCTTAACTCTTTGGATTGCTCCGCTTGTACCACCAGGTACTAATTGAAACCCCTCTTTCTCTTTATCTCTATCAATAGTAGAAACAACTTTACTTATGGTGCTGTAGAGTTTGCTACTCTTTGCTTTGGAAATCAGATCATTAAGAGGCATATCACCAAAGATAGACCAAACTAAGCGAGGTTATCAACTAACGTGGCTGGTAGTTTATAAATCTTGGGTCTGTTTCACTAGAGCCCTGAATACTGCCTATCTGACCATACAACTCATCATCTTTAATCTGACCTGTAAATGCTGGGTTAGTTGAACCTGTAGATTGCATATTTACGTTTGAGATTTGTTTAGTTGGGATAGATGAGAAGCCACTAAGAGCCTGACCACCTTGGTTGGCTGCTGATAGGTATTGTTGTGCTACTGAATCAAGCTGTTGGCTGTTCTGCATAGCTTGCATATAGAGTTGGGATTGGAATTGAGCCTTAGATACATCAATTTGATATGCAGCGTTTCTTAGTTCTTGTAGAGCACTCATACGAGCCTGTGCTTTAGCCGCTTCCGTTTCTCCACGCTTAGAATTGATCTCAAGTAGTTTATCTTGGAATACTCTATTAACTTCATTGATGGCTTTTTGCTTGTTAACTTCCAACTGTTGTAATCCCTGGTTGTATTCTCTTTCAACTACCTGTTTCTGTTGGTTTATCTGCTGTATAGCTTGTTGTGCTTCCTGACCGATTTGATATTGGTTCTTTTGAAACTCTCTACCTTGTAACTCACTAGCAGCCTGACCAGCACTAGATGCACCACCGAAGCGTTGTCTGTTGGCTTGGTTTAGTTCCTGGAATGTTTGACGTTGCTGACCTTCTCTAGCTTGTTTAGTAGACATTGTTTTTTGCTCTTGCATACCAAGTTGCTCATCAGCAGACATACGGTTGTTACCAAGTAACTGTTTGGATGCTAGAGCTTGTGCTTCTGCTTCTCCAATAAGTCCAGGTAATTGACCTCTTAGGTTAGATTCAGCTTGGTTATACACATCAAAAATAGGATTAAATTGTGCATCAATCTCTTGCTGTGATGGTCCTTGTGGTTGAATGTTGTTGTAGGGAGTCCAGCCATTAGCAGCATCCCACCAGTAACCACTTCCAGGATTCGCATTAGGATTCATTCTATCAATTCCACCACCGCCACTTGGTGTAGGTTGAGGAGTAGGTTGAGGTGCTGTTTTTTGTGCACCTAGAACTTGGCTACTACCACCACTATAAGAAACTGGATTAGTGTTTGTTGGTAGCTGATAAAGAGAACCACCGCCAGAACCAGTAATCATCCCATTATTCCACTCAGTTTGACCCTGTAACTGTGGACCGTACACAGGTTGTATGTTTTGAGGGATTGCTACTCCTACTGTTCCAGGAGTAACGTAAGAGTTGCCACCTTGAGATGGTTGTTGGTACGGAGTCGGTGCTAGGTAGGGTAGTGGTGTTACCATAATTTTCCTTTTTAACTTCTGTCTTTCTTATAATTAAAATCAATCGAGGTTAGCAATAGGTTTTGTTGCGTTGATTAGTTTGAGTATTCCAGAACCCATCCAACCAGCACTACACCTCTTACATCGTGCCTCTGTACCTGATACTAAATAGAGTTCATGTTTACACTTTGAGAAGTTAAGTTCGGTAGAATCACTCTTGCCGAGTTTGAGTCCATCAGGGTCTACTTGGTTAAGTGGCGGTAAGTTCATCTTTTTGTATCCTTTTTTGAATATCTCTAATTCTTTGCTCAGAACCTACTAGCTTAGCGATAATCTCATCAGCCGCCTTAGCTCTAGCCCACATCACGTTATATGCTCGCTGAAACTCAGCATCATTATTAAATGATTGGGGGTCAAGCCATTTGTTGTCCTGCTTGAGGAGGGGTAAGAGGTACTCCTGGAAGTCCCTGTTCTGCCACAGGCGGTTGAGCCCCTGTTGTAGGGTCAACTCCTTGTTGAACTCCTTGAGGTTGAATATCCGAGAAGAATCTGCTTGGGTCTTTTGTTCCTGACTCTTCAAAGATTTCGGTGAGGATTTCGGTTGCATTTGGTTTTTTCCCTTCTTGTGCTAGTAATTGAATTACATTTTTATTATTAAAGATCAGATCAGTGGCTTGTCTACGTGCTTCTTGTAACTCTTGGTCTGCGCCTATAGTCATACTCTTAACATCGGGAATGTAATTAAACGTACCATTCAGATCATCAGGTACTAGGCTAATCTCTGCTTCTGTGCCAGTGTCATCAATCTTCATCTTAGGTTTGATCTTTAACTTATCAGGGTTCTTCTCTTTGGGATTCTCTACGACTGGATGTAGTGGGGAAGAACCAGCTTCAATCATTTCCTGCAACTGTAGGTCGCTAATCTGTCCACCCTGTTGCTCGATTACATCAGCAATCAACTTAGTAGACTGCTCATCTAAGACCATCTGATCTAGTCCTGCTCTCTTGAAAAAAGCAAAGTCTTTCTCTCCGATTATTTTAAGTACATATTCGTGCATATCAGGGTTAGCAAAGAGGAATTGTTGATTGTTGGATAGCCACATGCTCATCATGTCTTTAAGAGCATCAGATAGAGCGTTTTGGTTGTCCTGATCTCTGACATTCTGTTGTTTCTCTATCTTCCTGACTTCTGTGGCAGTCTTATCAGGATTAAATGGATCAACACTACCAACTCCCTGTGAGCTGTCACCCATAGCGGTATTAAATGCCGCCACTAGTGATGAGTAAGTAGTTTGAAAGTATCTAAGTGGTTCACCTGATCCACTGTACTCAGTAACAGCGTTCTCTTGGTTTACTATCCACTGTGCATCAGGTCCGAATACAATCGTTTCCATTCTAGCCAATCCCTCTAAGATTTTAAGCGGTGGCTTCATGTGGATATTCATAGTATCTAGGAATCCACAAAGTGTAGCTTGAATTGCTCTCCATAAAGGCAAGACTGATTCAACTTCACTCTCGCCCCAGGGATCATCAGATAGTGGAAAGTATTTAAGCTGAACAATAGGAATCTTGCCATGCTTATAGGGATTATCAATGTCTCTTAGAATTACATTATGCTTAGGACAGAATGTTATCCACCTATCAATTCTGTACTCAGTTACTACCTCAATGACTGGAAAAGCTTCATCTTGCCCCAACCTATCAGTCATACCTTTCAGGGTTTTGATTCTTGATTGATAGTTAGCATCTCGCCTATCCTGAGAGTTTTCTGCTAGTTTAGCCTTTAACTCTGGAAGTCCTGGATACTTAGCCTCTCCAGGTAGGTCATTTTCGTTCTCTAGCTCATCAATAGTTACCCAATCGCTTACTTGTACCCATTTGGCGTTTCTGACGTTATCTCCATGAGTTAAACCTACGTTACGGACATCTAAAACCCTAAACTCATTACCATTGAATATAACTTTGCCATCTTCATCTTCTTCATATTTCCAAGTTGCCAAGCCAAAGCATGATGCAAAAAGCCTAGTATCCTGATCCATCAAGCCCCATTTGTGATTCATTGAACCACCATCACCTGCGTTATCCCATTGGAAGTCTAGTAATGCGTTGTTGATTCTTGCGGTAACAATATCAGCACCTTCTCTTGGTACTAACCTGCCTCTTAGTTTGCTGTTAGTAAGTCGTGCTTTCTTTTCTACGATAGTTGTTCGTAGTCTTGGATCAACTACTCTTGATAGGTATGGCCAGTTCTCAGGTAGTCTACCGAAGTAGGCATCTAAGACATCGTTCCATCCGTTCTCACGACTCATGCGAATATCTCTATCCTCAGTCCAATCTTGATAATGTTGTTGCACAACTTGAAGAATATCTTCTTTGGGTAATTTTTTAGCCATACAGGCGTTATAGAGCAATTAAACAGAGGTTATCAATATCTCTCTATTCTGACGATTCTGATGAGTGTTTCGACCTCAATGTTCTCTTTGTATAAGACGTTCGTACAAGATGGACAGACACGCAGAAAATCCCCCTCACACCTCTCATACAAAAATGGTTTTAGTTCTGCTGGCATCTCATTTCCACAAGTCTGACAGTACCACTTATCCACTATTCTTTCCTTAACCAGTCCAGAGATTGCACCTCCATACTTTGTCCACTTGCCTGACTTCTTACCTTTTAATGGATTGTCATCTGACATAGGTTGGTTGGGCATTACCTTATCCCCCATTTCTTTGGATTATACGTTCTATATATTGTCTGTTCAGGATTTAGACTCTCTACTGCGTATCTAACAGCATCCATACTGTGATTGAATACTGGACTTGGTGTGTTGATGATGTTGCCCTCTTTATCAGTTTCCCATAGATAGTTTCGGTATTCCTTAATGATGTTGATGCTTCGTTTAGTAACACTTATTCTCTGAGTTTGTACTTTCTGAATACCTTGATTAACTGATCCCTGTCCCTTGTTACTTGGTAAAATAGACACTCCGTAAGACTTAATTTCATCAATTGATTTAGGTTCTGCTGAGTCTGCAACTATTAGAGCTTGCGTTTGGTTTTTTAGAATGTCGGCTATCTGTGAATTAAGTAATCCTTTTTGATAAGTAATCTCATCTAAGATAAGACCTCCGTTATACTTGTAAACCGCTACTATGGCTGTGGGGTCGTTAGAATACCCAAAATCAATTCCATATCTCTCTAGCCTAGCCTCATGTGGTATCTCATCAATAATCTGCCAGTCTTTGTAGATTGATCCCTCACTCTCAGCAATAATACCCTCTCCATAAATCTTCCACCAAGTCTTATTGGTTTTGTTTCGTTCAATCTCAACAATCTGTTCTGGTGTAAGGAATGGATTATCTAAATAGGTTGAGTGTATCCAAAGTGTCTTAGGGTCGTTCTTTAGTTCAATATGTGCCCAAAACTCTCTAGTAGGATTAAAGTCAATGAAAATAGTCTTTCTGGTTCTAACAAAGAGGTGTCTGACTATCTCCCAACTAATGTTTTGACCTTCATTTACGAATAA